TCGAAACGTACTCTCAACAGTTCGCTTAGGCATGGAAGTTTTGCGGCATTCTGGCTACACAATAACAAGGGAAGACTTACTCGTGGCTGCAACCCTACTAGCTCAAAATTTATTCACACATGGTTACGCTTTGGGGAAATTATGAGGGGATCTCTCAGGCCTCGGCATAATCAATGGTTGTATTGCCAATTTTTATACCGTGTGGCGTAACTTCTGGTCGGAACTCTGAATGATTCATAATGTTTGCTCCTTTGCTGGTGGAATAATCGTGTAACCCGCTCTTTTTGCCATCCACAGAAATGTATCTATGCAGCCAACAAATTCATTATCCAACAGATGTTTTGAGTGAATTACCTTCCCATTTTCAATGGTCAACAACACTCTGACTTTTTCATGTGTTATGTTTTGTTCTTTTTCTTCCATTGATTTATCTCCCATATGCTTTGCGTAAATACAGGTTAGCTATATGAAAATAAGAATCTCCATGTTGTGCAATGAGGCAGGCAGTTTTGTACGATGCCTTATGTCTCAGGAAAGTTATAATTGAGTTTCCTCTATAAATAAAGGTTGTACCAATCCCCGGCGATAAAACCGTAATAAACGTTCAGGGGGTATTTATGTTATTGCGCTAATTCTTTTTCGGCAGCAGCTTTTGCATACTCACATGCAAAATTCAGAATTTCGCTGCCGAGTGTTTTCGTTTCGTAATTACTGGACATATGTAATACCTGTGTTGCATGCAATAAATGATAAATATTTACCGCAAATGAATCAGGCTCCAGACAAATGCCTTCGTAGTTATCTTGCTGTGAGGTTTTTCTGTCATTGCTCCTGGAAGTGCATGCGAGTCTGTTTTTGACAATTCTCTTTCCTCTAATCACTGTATCGGCAACATCTATTGCCTTTACAACCTCCGGGAGAAATTCCTGGTTTGCATAATCAAACTCATCAACATAGAGAACGGTTATGTTTTCGAACTTTTTCATGCGCAGGTACCCCCATCTGTTGGTTTACCCGTTAACAACCACATCGGGTCACAATGAAGCGCGCTGGCCAGTGGTACTATCTGATCAGCAGGGACTTCGCAGATGCCGCATTCCCAGTCGTTTATAGGGTCGCTGTAGGTATGAATCATGCGGGCAAGATCTGATTCGGTTAACCCCAGTTTTTTACGGACACTTTCGATGCGTGCGCCAATACTTTCCGCATTGACTTCTGGCACATTTACGCGAACAGGTACTGCGGTATTGTTTTCACTCAGCAGAGAAAGCGGATCGCAGCCCAGGACGTTAGCCAGTGGGATAAGCATGCTGATGGTTGGTTCGTACTCTCCGCTCTCCCACTGGATGATAATTTCTTCATCGAGATCAAGCAGCCTGGCGAGTTCGGCGGTTGTTAAGCCGCAGGCTTCGCGTTGGGTGATAATTCGGTTCTGTGAGTTAATCGCTAAATTTTGTTTGCGTGAACGCGCCGCGTTGAGGCTATATTTTTGAGTTACATCTAGGATGGAGCTGGCAAGCTCAATTAACTCCGGGTTATTACTGCTATACAGTAGAGCTCCGGCCCCTACTAAAAGCTGAATATTTTCAAGAGCATCGTGCTGATTTGTTGGTAACCCCATATACGTTGACATTTCCTCATCCTCTATAATTGCTTTGGTAAGTTCGAGACTTATGTCATAATAATAGGTTTACCGATTTGTTGTGTCAATCGGTTTATCGATTTTTTTTTAAAAAAAAGCCCACTTGTCAGCGGGCGGGTATGCTAAATGATTTTCGTTTATGCGAAACGGTGTAGCGTCATGGGCCAACTGACGATTACTTTTCCGTCAATGTGAAGTTGCTCGAAATCAGCCTGCTCGATAGCCCAATCCTTGTAGGCTGGATTGTCTGAAATCACCGTCAGGGTATCTTTGACTTTTTGAAGTCTTTTGATGTGTGAGGTTCCAGAGTATGTAAAAGCGTATATACCATCACCATTAAATGAGCGAACTGATATGTCTACAAACACCAAATCTTCAGGATTTATTGTGCCTTTCATGCTGTCGCCGTGGGCATTTATAGCTTTGATTGCTGATGCTGGTCTGCCGCCAAAAATTCTTGATGCATATCCTGGTTCTATCGCTATGGATCTAACAATATCAGGATAGTCAGAGTTATAGCTACCTGGTCCGCAACTATATCTGATGTCTAAAACATCCACGACATACGAATCAGTAACCCAATCCTCAGAAATGTTACGTATTTGGTGTGAGTCTGCAGAGGTCACGATTTCCATTGGGCCAACACCCGATGCGAGCCATTCCGGGTTAACGCCCAAAACTTTTGCTATTTCGACTGTTTTTCTGGAACCGTTGGCTTTGTTAAGTAGTTGATTGACACTGGACTGAGCCATACCCACTTCTTTGGCCAGCCTACCTTGCGTAAATTTTGCGTTGCGCATAGCTAAATCAAGTCGTTCTGAAAATGTCATTGCGATTTCCCTCCCATCTCTATCTTGGCTAGTCTATCGGCTTTCCGATAAATGTTCTAGGTTTAACGTTGAATATCGCTTTTCCTGTTGTTATTATGCGTTCAATAGGAGATGCGATTATGAAACATAAAGCCATAGAGAAAGCTATTGAGATTCTTGGAAGTCAGCAAGCCTTAGCCAAGCGATGCGGAAAGGCCCAGTCAACAGTCTGCGATTGGTTGAACTGCAAGAACAAGATTTCACCAGAATTTGTGCCGTTATTGGTTGCAGCAGTAGATGGAAAGATTCAGGCGCATGAATTTCGCCCTGATCTACCAGAGCTTTTTCCACATCCAAGCTTAGCGCACACAGAGGATGACAAGCCCACAGGAGACCAACAATGAACACCGCAATTTTTAACGACAAAGCATCCATGACCAGTATTGAGATAGCTGAGCTGGTGGGAAGCCGACCAGATAGTGTTAAGAGAACTATTGAAACACTGGCTAAAAAGGGAATCATTCAATTTCCACAGACTGTGGAAATTGAGAATAAACAATCGCTTGGGCCTCGCCGATTTTCTAGCGCGTATGTATTCGAAGGTGAACAAGGTAAGCGCGACAGCATCATTGTCGTCGCACAGCTCTGTCCTGAATTCACTGCTCGCCTGGTAGATCGCTGGCGCGAACTGGAAGAACAGATCCGTAAGCCAATGAGCGAAATCGAAATGGTTGCCGCGATGGCTCTTGAAGCCGTTCGCCAACAGAAACGGATCACTCAGGTGGAAGAAAAAGTCAGCCACGTTGCCGAAACAGTTGAGCAAATCAAAAAAGGCACCATTCGTGAGGGCTATGCCGGATATCGCCAACTGAAAGCGAAAACCGGTTTGTCAGATGATAAATGCCGCAATCTGGTGAACGCTTATCAAATTCCTACAGACACCCACGAGTTCATGACGCCGGACGGATTGTTGTCACGTCGCGCAATTGTTGCTGTGGAACCGTTTATGGCTGCTTTTTATCGGGTAATGGAGGAAGCAGAACCGCGAGGGACTCGCTGGTATCACCCGAAAATGGGGTTATTTCAGGTTATTGGTTGGCAGCGGTGAAAAAAAGCCGGGTAGTGACCCGGCTCGCTCAACGTTGGTAAAGGCAACTTCACAAAGAAGTAAGCCAGTAACATCCAAGAACATTTGCGTTAGTAAAAATACCAGTAAGCATATGAATGTTTCAAGCCTAAATATTGATTCTGCAATTTCGGGACGTTACACTGTTCCAGCACCTTATAAAGCGGGTGCCGGGGGTCGCAGCCCGGAATTGATCAAGGCGATATACGACGCGCCAGCGTCTTTTTTATCGTCTGCGCTCATGCACGCCAGAATTATGGTGGGCTGGGCAGGGGAGCCGAAAGGCTCGCCGGTTTCCTTGATCGCCGGTACTGCGAACCCTGTTCAGTTCACCACCCATGAGTTTCGCAGCTCCGGTGGTGGAAGTTTTTCACCGATCAAGGAGGCTGCCATCATGGCTACAGTCCCAACTTCCCCATTCCTCAAAATCGAAGTCGTCAACGGCAAAGCTGTTATTTTCTCCCTGCATGTTGCCTGCCACTTTAAGCGCATGCACCAGAACATCGTCGACAAAATCGAGTATCTGAACTGCTCGCGCGAATTTTTTACCCGCAACTTTATACCGGGTACTTACCACATCTATGGTGACTCCCTGCGTGGTTATTACATCACCCTTGATGGCCTGATGATGCTTCAGCTTGGGTTAAGTCTACGCACAATGCGGTACTACGAGAGCTGCCTTGAAGCATTCCATGAGGCAGAGAACAGCCTGAATAACTCCACTTTCCGTCGTAATCAACGGGAGGCTCGCCATGTGTAATAACCATTATTCAGAGACGGCCGCTACGGTAATTAAAACCCTGATGGATGCGCTTATTGACATCTCTGTTATTGCAGACAGGGCGCATAAGCACGCCACCAGTGAAACAGAATATGCCGGGGCTTTCGTTCCTCATTCACTGGCTGTCATGCAAATTAGCTCCGACCGGGCGCTGGAAACAGCCAGCAAAATGATCATGGCTGATGTGCAGGAGGTACATCCATGATTCGCCGCATCGTTAATTTCCTGTATCACCGATACAACCGTTGCCCCCGTGTGGGGCAGTGGTTCACCACCAGCAACGGCCACGTTCTGCGGGTTTGCCTGGTCAATACAGAAAGCCAGAAGGTTGTCTGTCAGGTTCAGGGACGTACTCATACCCTGAGTTATCCGCTGGTGGCGTTTCAGTCCGGAAAAATGTTTAAACGCCTGGGAGGTGCTGTGTGAACTGTTTTCAGTTTGTATGCGGAAGTGTTTTCGATAATCCGATTCAGCGCCTGATTATGTTGCGTGTTTTGATGTCGGGTTCTTCAGACGGTGAAGGTGAGAGGGTTATTGATCACCAGGTCCTTGCCGATTTTTGTTGCTGTTCAAAACAGGCAATGTTCAGAGAAACCCTGGCCCTGGAAAGGGCGGGGTATCTGCGTATCCGTAAAATTGCAACGCTCACTATTGATGCAAAAGCCCGGCTCCAGCCTGCCCGGGGTTACACCATTGTTATGCCGCGTAAGGAGGCTGTATGAGTCGTTACGCCCCCACACCGGAAGTTATGGCTATTGGGCAGATTAATATTTCCGGCAATGTCACACCAGCGAACTGGTGGAAACATATTCGGCTACCCAGTGGTCGTCCGGATGCGACCGCTATCGCCCTGCTCTCAGAGATCGTTTATTGGTACCGCCCGACAGAAGTCCGGGATGAGCATACCGGGGCTTTGCTGGGATATCGCAAGCGTTTTCAGGGGGACAAGCTGCAAAGAAGCTATCAGGCGTTTGCTGAGCAGTTTGGTTTCGGGAAAAGGGAAACTGCAGATGCGCTGAAGCGTCTGCGGGATGCCGGTTTTATTACCCTGGATTTACGCACTGTGGAAATGCTCGATGGTGTGAAATGCAGCAATATTTTGTTTGTCGGGATCAACCCACAGGCAGTTGCTGCCATCACCACACCTTCTTCTGTTTCGTCAGAAAGCAACAGCAATAACACAGTCAGCGACACAGCTATTACGTTAAAACGGAACACCCCCCAACGTCATAACGGAACAGGGGATACGCCGAATGTTGATACAAATACAGAGATTACTACAGAGATTACAACGGAGACTAAAAACACTATTGGCGCATCCGCTGACGCGTCTGCACCAGCGCGCTCTGCCCGGCAGGAATATTCACCGGAATTTGAACAGGCCTGGCAGGAATATCCCAAACGTGCTGGTGGTAATTCCAAGTCAGCAGCCTTCAAAGCCTGGAAAGCCCGTATCAGGGAGGGAATAAAACCGGAGACCATGCTTGATGGCGTGAAGGGGTATGCCGCCTGGGTACGTGCGACAGGAAATACCGGCACACAGTTCGTGAAGCAGGCTGCGACGTTCTTTGGCCCCGATCGTCACTTCGAAGACTTCTGGCAACAGCCAGCCGCTCCCGGAGGTGGGCGGGGCAAAAGCCTCCCGATCTCGGGATTCAGTGAGCAGGACTACGGCTCAACGAACTTTAACTGGTGATTTTGTGGGGTGTGAAAATGACTAATTTCCTGAACAAACAACACATGCAATACGACAAAGCGCAGTTACTCAACCGCAGGGCTGACCTGGAAGAGGAACTGGCATTTGTCCGTGGCGGAAAGCGTCCGTGGCGCTGTGAGCATTGGGTGCAAAGTTCTGAGACGGTGTCCTGCGGGAAACACGGAAAATATACACGCTATGTGCTGACGGGCCCGAATGTCAGGGGGAAAGCTGTCAAACGGGTGTCCGGTTGCCTGTCCTGCCTCAGTGAGGAACTGGACAGCGTGTATGACGAATTACGCGCCCTGAAGGTTCGTGAATTACTCGATCAGGCCGGTATCGCCCGCCGGTTTCAGGACTGTGAGTTTGAGAATTATCAGGCGGTGAATACTGACGCACAGAAAAACCTTGAAGCCTGTCAGCGCTATGCCGCTTCCTGGAAGAAATGTCTCGCTGCAGGCACCAGCATGGTCATGATTGGCAATTGTGGTACCGGGAAAAATCACCTGGCTGTATCAATGGCAAAAAATATTATTCGCCACCACCAGGCAACCATAGAAATCACGGATGTGATGCGGCTTACCCGTGCGGTGAAAAATACCTGGCGCCACAACTCTGAGCGCACTGACGATGAAGTGATTAATCATTTTGCATCGCTGGATCTGCTTATCATCGATGAGGTTGGTGTGCAGTTCGGCACGCCTACAGAGATAACTATCCTGCAGGAAATCATAAATGCGCGTTACGAAAGCGTTTTACCGACAATTTTGATCAGCAACCTGACGTTTGAACAGCTTAAAGAATCCATTGGTGAACGGATTGTGGATCGTGTTACTGATGGTGGGTGTAACTGCCTGGTGTTTGGTTGGGAAAGCTACCGTGCGCATATCAGAGGTGTGGCAGCATGACAAAACCGACAAATCCGGCATGGCGTAACGATGACCTGGAAGGTGCCGTGATTGGCGCGTTTTTTCTGCGTGGGGCTGATCCGGAAGTGATGGATATTCTGGCCACGCTTCCGGCGGATGTCTTTTTCGTGCGTCAGTACAGGGATATTTACGCGGGGATTTGCAGACAGGCTCGCGTATCCGGCGTCATTGACCCCGTGCTGCTGTGCAATGAGATGCCGGAACTTGCCCCGGTGATTACCGACACCGGGCGTAAAACCTGGGTGAAGTCTTCACTGGAGCACTATGTTGCAGCGCTGCGGCGAAATGCCGCACTGCGCGATGCAGAAAAAACACTGACCGAAGCATTACAGAATTTACGTGATGCACATACCTGTGAAGCAGCCGAGGATGCCCTGAAGGATGCTCAAAACATGATGGCCTCATTGTCGATGGAAAAGGGCGCTATTCAGCCGGTACATATTGATGATGTGCTTCCGGAAGTGGTTGAACGTGTTGAATGCCGGAATCAGGGGCTGGAGAAGTCCAGGACGTTGATGACCGGTATTGATGAACTGGACGCAAAAACAGGCGGCATGGAGCCAGGCGACCTGGTATTTATTGCGGCTCGTCCGTCAATGGGCAAAACCGAACTGGCGCTGGATATCATCGACAAGGTGACTGAGCAGGGGCATGGTGTTCTTCTGTTCACAATGGAAATGGCGAACATCCAGATTGGTGAGCGCATGGTATCTGCGGCTGGAGGAATGCCGGTATCACGTCTGAAATCTGTCGCTCACTTTGAAGACGAAGACTGGGCGCGTTTCTCACAAGGAGTGGGACGGATGACCGGTCGCAATATCTGGATGGTGGACCAGGCGAACCTGACTATTGACGAGATATGCGCAACAACGAAACACCATCTGACTAAACATCCGGAAACGGCCCTGGTGGTGGTTGACTATCTTGGACTGATAAAAACCAGAACCACGGGGCGTCATGATCTTGCCGTGGGGGAAATATCAAAAGGACTTAAAGGCCTGGCAAAATCAGGTGGTTTTCCGTTGATTGCGCTGAGCCAGCTTTCCCGCAGTGTGGAGTCCAGACCCAATAAACGCCCCATGAACTCAGACCTGAAAAATTCCGGGGAAATAGAGGCGGATGCAGACATCATTCTGATGCTTTACAGGGATGAAGTTTATAACCCGGATACGCAGGCCAGGGGCATTGCAGAAATTAATATCACGAAACAGCGTAATGGCACTCTTGGGACCATTTACCGACGATTTCATAACGGACATTTTCTGCCCGTGGACCAGGAAAGTGCACGGGTGCTTTCAACTCCTGTGAAGCCAGGCAGTCCCCGCAGATATAGCAATAGCCGCATATCGGGAAGTAAAACGGAGCGTTTATTTTGAATAACCAGGCAATAACTTTTACCCCTGAACAATTACGTAAGCAGGCGCAGGAAATGTTGCGACAGGCGGAACAACTGGAAAAAACAGGTGTAACAAAAGATGCCATTCGTCGGGATATGGTGCCAGCGCTCAGGGAATTGATGCAGGCGAAACATCGCACGCAAAAAGCAGTGGATGAGCTGGTGGATTGTGTGGCTGACCTGGAAACCAAAGTCGGAAAGTTTGAAAAACTGGTGCAGGAGGTGCTGCGCTGATGCGCCATGAGTTTATTTTACCTTACCCGCCGACGGTGAATACCTACTGGCGCCGCCGCGGCAGTACCTATTTTGTGTCAAAAGTCGGTGAGCGTTATCGCCGTGATGTGGCGCTAATTGTTCGTCAGCAGCGGCTGAAACTGAACCTGTCCGGAAGGCTGGCAATCAGGATCACCGCAGAGCCACCGGATAAGCGCCGCCGCGACCTGGACAATATCCTGAAAGCACCACTGGATGCGCTGACGCATGCCGGACTACTCATAGACGACGAGCAGTTTGATGAAATCAATATTGTGCGCGGTCAGACTGTTCCCGGTGGGCGGCTGGGGATAAAAATCACAGTACTGGAGTGCGCATGAATAACCAGTATTTACAGTTTGTGCGTGAGCAGCTCATTATCGCCACCGCTGATTTGAGTGGGGCAACAAAAGGTCAGCTTGAAGCCTGGCAGGAGAATGCCATGTTCGATACAGGGCGTTACAGGCGTAAAAAAATCCGGTACCGGGATGAGGTGACTGGAAAAATGATAACGCGGGATAATCCACCAATCCCGGGAAAACAATCACTGGCGAAAGGCTCATCAATTGCTCTGGTCAGCCCAGTTGAGTTTTCGACATCATCATGGCGACGGGCTGTGCTGTCTCTTGAAGAGCATCATAAAGCCTGGTTGTTGTGGTGTTACAGCGGGAGTATTTGTTGGGAATATCAGCTCGCGATCACACAGTGGGCGTGGAATGAATTTAATACTCAATCCGGTACCAGAAAAATTGCAGGGAAAACGCAGGAACGCCTGAAAAAATTAATCTGGCTGGCGGCGCAGGCAGTAAAAGCAGAACTTTTTGGTGGGGAAGGTTATGAATACCAGGATCTGGCATTACTGGCGGGAGTGACAACTAAAAACTGGTCCAAAACATTTACTCGTCACTGGGTTGCAATGAAACACATTTTTCAACGACTGGATAGTGAGGCTTTATTGTTTATAATGAGAACACGTTCAAAACAAAAGGCGGCATTTTCAAAGCAAAGTGTTGCAAAAGTAGATTGAAAGGCATATATTTCATGCAAATCTGATATTTTGCCGATTTTGTACGTGATGGCAAAAGCAAACAAAACCCGCCCACAAGCGGGTTTTTTGTGCCTGTAAACCTGGTGCAGTACAGTAAACACGCTGGTGGTCGTGAATACTGACTTTTTATCTTGCTGGCTTTTTAGACAAGAGTTATTGGTATGTCATGTTAACCAGAAGGGAAAAAGACATGCTAAAACAGCAAGATATGACAGAAACCGCCGCCGCAGTCCTTCATTTCTTACCTGCTGACAAGTGGGTAACGCCACGCATGATGACGAGAACTACCGGAGTAAGCGAAGCCCGGTGCCAGTTAATACTGACTCAGTTAGTTCTGGCGGGTCTGGCGAAGGATAACGGCGGGTACGGGAATAAATTCAGACGCTGCCAGTAATGGCGGTTTCCTGCTGTGAAAATGGGCGGCTGGTGGGTGTTGGTAGCACCTGCCAGCCATTCGCTCATGCTTACTGGTCACAAGCGAACCACAGCCCACTGCTTTAGCGCAAAAGCAGAGTGAGCCTACCAGAGTTACGCTTACTGATCCATGAAAAATACTGTAAAAATAAACAGTGTTGATTTAATCAACGCTGATTGCCTGCATTTTATTCAGTCCCTGCCTGATGATTCCATTGACCTGATTGTTACCGATCCGCCGTACTTCAAGGTGAAACCCAACGGCTGGGACAATCAGTGGAAAGGGGACGAAGATTACCTTAAGTGGCTGGACCACTGTCTGGCCCAGTTCTGGCGGGTGTTAAAACCTGCCGGAAGCCTTTACCTGTTCTGTGGGCATCGCCTGGCATCTGATATTGAGATCATGATGCGTGAACGTTTCAACGTGCTTAACCATATCATCTGGGCGAAGCCGTCCGGACGTTGGAATGGGTGTAATAAAGAAAGTCTGCGCGCATATTTTCCTGCCACAGAGCGCGTTCTGTTTGCTGAACATTACCAGGGGCCATATCGCGGCAAAAGTGACGGCTATGCAGCAAAAGAAAGGGAACTCAAACAGCACATAATGGCACCGCTGATTTCGTATTTCAGGGATGCTCGTGCCGAACTGGGTATAACGGCAAAACAAATTGCCGAAGCCACAGGTAAGAAAAATATGGTTTCCCACTGGTTTGGTGCCAGTCAGTGGCAGTTGCCGAATGAGGCTGACTATCGGAAGTTACAGGCACTGTTTTCCCGTATAGCGGCAGAGAAGTTTCAGGAACAACAACTGGAACAACCACACCACCAGCTGGTGGCATCTTATGATTCACTGAATCGCAAATATTCTGAATTGCTGGATGAGTTTAAATCTCTCCGGCGCTATTTCTCCGTATCAGTCTCCGTGCCTTATACCGATGTCTGGATGCATAAACCCGTTCAGTTCTACCCGGGGAAACATCCGTGTGAGAAACCGGCGGATATGCTCAGACAAATAATCAATGCCAGTAGTCGACCAGGTGATCTGGTTGCTGATTTTTTTATGGGATCCGGTTCCACAATAAAAGCAGCAATGGCGCTGGGGCGTCGGGCCTTAGGTGTTGAGCTTGAGTCAGAGCGGTTTAATCAGACAGTGAAAGAGATAAACGAGCTGGTGGGGAAATAATCTGGTGGCCACGTCAGGTGGCCTTTTTATTTCCATTACACAGCACCCGCATCTGCGAGGTGGGGTTATGAAATCCATGGATAAGTTAACAACGGGTGTCGCCTATGGCACCTCAGCAGGTAGTGCCGGGTACTGGTTTTTGCAGTGGCTTGATCAGGTCAGTCCTTCACAGTGGGCTGCTATTGGTGTGCTGGGGAGTCTGGCACTGGGCTTCCTGACTTATCTGACAAATCTGTACTTCAAAATCAGAGAAGACAAGCGTAAGGCTGCACGGGGAGAGTAATTCAATGACTCAAAACTATGAAGTGATTGTGAAAGGGATCCGCAATTTTGAGAATAAAGTTACGGTAACTTTAGCGTTACGGGACAAAAAACGCTTTGACGGTGAAATTTTTGACCTGGACATCTCGCTGGACCGTGTTGAAGGTGCCGCGCTGGAGTTTTATGAGGCAGCAGCCAGAAGGAGCATCAGACAGGTCTTCCTGGATGTTGCTGCCGGGTTATGTGAAGGGGACGAGCTGTTGCCAGAAACGCGCGCCTGTTCAGAGGCGCGGTATACCATAAAAATTAACAGTTCTGATAACTCGATTACAGGTTGTTAGCTTTTTGCAGTTGGCTTTCCAGTATCTTTCATTGGTAGCATCCTGATAAATATCCATGAGCGCAAAAATCAAATACGGCCTGTCAGCTGCTGTTCTGGCGCTGATTGCTGCAGGCGCGTCTGCTCCTCAAATACTTGACCAGTTTCTGGACGAAAAAGAGGGTAACCACACTACGGCATACCGCGATGGTTCCGGTATATGGACCATCTGTCGTGGTGCCACAATGGTGGACGGTAAACCTGTTATTCCGGGCATGAAACTGTCGAAGGAAAAATGCGCTCAGGTTAATGCCATTGAGCGTGATAAGGCGCTGGCATGGGTGGAGCGCAATATTAAAGTACCACTGACCGAACCACAAAAAGCGGGTATAGCGTCATTCTGTCCCTATAACATTGGCCCCGGTAAGTGTTTCCCGTCGACGTTTTATAAGCGGCTTAATGCCGGTGA